TTTGTCCAGATAAACCTTGCAGAGCTTTAGCAGTAGCAATGTTAGCATTTTGATCAAGGTTGCTGCTTAATGTCTTTATATCACCAAGTTTGCCTCTAAATTCGCCAACGCCTCTGTCAATATCTCTACCACTTTTTCTTTGAAAACGATCTACTCTATCGTTATAAGATGAGCGAAATTCTTTTTTTAGTTTACCTAACAGAGAATTGCCATAATCTCTTTGGCGATTACCTGTATTTTCTAGCAATCCAGAAATAGAATTATCAGATAATCCAGTAGGACGAGATAATACAGAAGATATTTTATTTGAATATGGCGTTGGTTTTCCTGCGTAGTATTCTTGCAGACCTCTTGCTCTTTGCGTCAAATCCGACATTGGAGCAAGTGTTTTACCTTGATATGCTGGATAATTTAAACCGCCAAGTCTTGCTCTATCTTGAGCTAGCCTACTATAGCCTTTTTCAAGCCGTCCTTCTAGCGTCTTTTCAAAACCTTTCCTATCGTGCTGGCGTGGATTAAAGTCGTATATACCGCCTCTTTGTAGCCAGTCTCTAGCGTAATTAACATCATTAAAGCGATCAGGATTAAGCCAACGCCGTGTCTGTATATCGGGGTGATTCAGTACGTATATTTCCTCTGCTCTCGGATCAAGTTGATTCGATAAACCAGGGTAAAAAGTTTCTGCCATAATCTACATCCCCAAATAAGCTGTTAATGATTTTGCTTTAGGCGGTAGGGCGTTTTTCATGCCTTTACTACCTCTTATTTTTTTTATCATTTCGTCAAGTTTTTTAGCTCCAGCGTTATTATTGCCATCGCCTAAATGCGCAACTGTATCAGCAGGAATTACATACTCCCCGTCAGATAGCATAGCTGGTATTTTATCATCCTGACCTTTAGTTTCACCGCTTACATAAAAGCCTAAGCCAGAAGGATAACTAAATTGCTCTATTTCATAAGAAATTTTTGGCTTAACTTCTCCGCCTTCTTTCATCATTACTGGGCTACCGCTAAACTGTGGATTATTATAATACTCAAGCCACCTACCTCTTTGCCTGTATTCTTCAGGACTATTGGTCTTTACATATAAAGGCTCTATATTAAACCGCTCTTCTGGTAAGAACTTATTTCTAGCAACACGTCTTTTTGATTGTTCAGCAGCCAAGTCTGCTGCTTCTTTTGCTGCTTGTTCTTGAGGGGTAAGCAATAAACCCATTTGCAAACGTTTTATTTCTGCTGCTAATTCTTCTGGTGATTTGTCTTTTGGAGGTTTTGGCCTATTCATTAAAGAACCACCAAGCACTGCAGCAGTAAGTAAATTAGAAGGCTGGCTGAAGAAGTTCTTACTATTATCCATGAGCATATCGGTAAATGATTTCTTTGCTGCTTGTTTTGCAGATTCAGTTGCCGCCGTCTTGGCTGCTTCCTGCTTTACTATTTCTGATACTGGCACTTCGTTAGCAATATAACTACCTCCATCACCAGCAGAAACACCGCTTATACCACCGCTACCTCCAAACATATCGCTTAAACCTAAAGCCTTCATGATTGAATTTTGTTCGCCGTAATTGGTTAGAGTTTGTCCTAAGCCTTCCATACCTAAAGCATTTGCACCACTTCCAGCTAAACTCGCAGCACTAGGCAAAGTAGCTCCTATCATAGCACCTCTCATTGCACCTTCGCCCGCCCTGCCTTTATGAGCGCCACCAGCAGCACCACCTAAACTACCACCAATCACTCCACCAATACCTGGTAATATTGTATTCCCAAGCATAGAAGCAGCAGCAGGTAAGACATATTTATTTGTACCAGAAGTGACCCATTTGTTAGCTTTTTTAGGCAGCATTTCTATACCTAAAGCTCCAAACGGTCCATAGGTTAATAAATTACCAACTCCCCCCTTTTTTGCCCATTTTTTTGTAGCTTTGATAGGGTTTTTCCAAAAATTCCATCTACCAAACTGAGGCAATCCAGTAACTGGATTTACAGTGCTACCATTCATTACATCTAGCATTTCAGCTTCAACAGGATTAATATGAGCTAGCACTGTATCCTCACCTTCACCTTGCTGGCGAATCATTTCTGCAAGCGATGGATATGGATTATTATCAGCTTTAGGTTTGCTTTCGTTTTGATTGCCTTCATTTTGCCCCATAAGTGCGATTAGAGGCGACATTTCTTCATTTTCGACCATACCCCCTTCGGCATAATAATTCGGCATCATAGGAGCGTTATTTGTCATGTATGGATTGTTTTCTTCCATATCTTCATCATTTGTCATGTTTACCATTGGATTAAACATTTTTATCTCCGCTATTTATCATTAAATTATAAACTGTCTTTGCCCATTCTTGCCAATCTTTGAACTCTTGCTTTTTTTCTCCTTCTGTTACAGAAAAAGGTGCTGGGATATCATTTCTTGCAAAAACTCCAGTACCCGCAACTATAGATGCCCAGTCTTCCCATTTGTCTGCATCTTCAAGTATAGGCAAGTATTCATCAGGATAATCAACAATTAAATTTGCTGCCCAATCTTTAATATCAATATATTCAGGCCACACTATCATCAGTTACCATCCCCACTCGCCATAAGTAGCATAATATTACCCATCCTAAAAAAGTGTTCGGATTCAAAAGTTAAAGATATTGATCTACCTTGCTCTCTGGTATCTATTTTTTTTGTTTCACCTGTGAAAGTAAATGGTACAGAAGTAGTTAATGCGCTTTGTCCGTATCTTTTTGTGTTAATGCTAACCTTAATTTCTTTGCTTCTATCGTTCATTACAAAATCAGGTTCAATGCGTTTTAATTGCAAGAATCTATCGACTCCACTCATTGGATTTTGTGTGTTAAATGCAGCTTGCGAAATAAATGGCGTGGTTACTGAAGATATAATTGATGAGTTTATAGTACCAACAGCTATTTCTTTATCGCCAACCTCATGCTTCCACAAAAACTTATTTAGATTGCCATTTTGAAAACTAAATCCATAAGTTGCCATGAAACCGAAATCGCTTGAAAATATGCCACAATCACGACTTATAGCAGTGTCGTACCAAGAGTTCTCACGCTTGTTGTAGATCAATGCTCTGGTATTTTTGACATTCGCTTGATCTTGACCTTTTTCTGGGTAATACCACCATATTTCGCCAAAGCGTGGATTTATGACGCTAAAAACTAATTGCCTATGATTAATGTCAAGATTATCAAAGAAATAATTAATAGAGCTATTATTGACCATTTCTTGGACAACGCCGTTATAAACAAAAAATCTATCAGTTCCTATCCAGAAAAATAAGCCATCATATTCGGCGACTGCTCTTGAAGATAAAATAGAAGACGCATTGGATACAACGTCTATTTGAAAACTTACTCTATCGCTGTCTTCGGAGGTGTTAGTAATTCTTACCACTTTAGATAAAGTCCAAAAGAGCAATGATGGACTATTAGAACCACCTCGGACAGATGCTGCGTATATTACTTTATCATTAGAAATATACAAAATACCACTTGTATTATTTTCTCTAAAGTCTAAAGGATTATTTGCTCTACTATATTGCACAAAGCCATTTTCACCATATAAAAATAAATGAGGAGCAGCGTAGCACATACCACCACTCACTTGATTGTTGAAATTTGTTAAAAATCCTTGTCCTTGAGGCACTTCTGAAAACTGATTATTAGCAATATTTAACTGATACAGCTTGCACTTAGTATTACTTGCTATGTTTTGAGCGTTATACGTTTTTAAAAACAACAACTTTTTTACCTTATTGTCTATAACAACACTTGATTGAAACAAAGTGTCAGAGTTAAAAGCTTGATTGTTAAACTCTTCATTTCCAAGATTTGTAATTGCTGATTTGTTAGCAAAATCTTGGGTTACTGTAAATGTAAATATTTTGCTCTGACTCGCTAAATAAACCTTTATTTTATTTGGATCATGGTCAGGAAATAGATTAATTGTTTGTACTTTTTCAAAGTTATAATCAGGTAATGCACCAGGGCTAACAACTCCGCCTATTTTCTGTACCTTGCCTTCATTAAATCTTATCCATTGACCCTCCGTACAAAACTCAGGTTGATAGTCTGTACCATCTCTATTAAAGCCAGCCTTGTAAGTCAGAGGGAATATATAATCTGCCATCAATCCTTATCCCTCTCTGAAGTTCTATCAACGTAACGATTTGCGCTGTCTTTGTTAATATCTGACAAGCTGCTAGCGTATAATTGTTCGAATGAGCCAAGCCTTTCGTCATCTTTTAAAAATGGCATTGCTTCTAACATGCAAGCATAAAATAACAGTCTTGGATATCTCAGAGTTAAAAAGTTTGTAGTGTTGTATTCGTTAAATATAGGGATTCCTAAATATATCAACCTATACTTGTACGCTTTATCAGCAGTTGGACTAATAAAAAAATCGTTATAAGCATCTAAATATGAATAAAACTGGGGTTCACTTGTTAAAGTTTGATTAGGCCAGTATGACTTACAAAACTCGTAACTTCTAGGAAATAAAAACTTAGAAAATGTTTGATCTGCGCTATACAGCTCAAGGCTAATAGTTTCAAGCCAACCTGCTGGCTTAGGTACAGTCGTTGCATTCAGCGCAACATCTCCAGTAATTACAACTTCCCAGCCAATATTTTTAGCTTCACTGTATAAACGATTAATTCCTTGCTCAATAAAGTTAGGAATTTGCTCAATAAAAGCTGCATCATCACGATTAGCATAACTTTGTATCTGGTTTTTTAGTGTGTTGTAATCCATTACTGGCCTCCCATGCTATCGATTTCTGTTAGGTCTTTTGAGATAGGAGCAAGTCTTGCTAATATTGAGTTTAATTGATCTGCCGATTTTATGTCCTTAGTAGGCATTAGCAATAATTTAGCTTTTTCTGGGTCTACCAAAGCCTCTTTTAGTATTTCATGAACATTTTGTTTTTGAGCTTTCATCACGGCATTATAACCACCAGATAACATTGGACTTATGCGTGTTCCAAATGGCAATATTTTTGCAGCTTGTTTGCCAAATGCTGATATAGGAGTAGTGGCTAATTCAGCAAGTAATGTTGTTTCTGATTGAGTGTTAGAACCAATTGCTCTTCCCATGTTTTCAGCGTTGTTGCGAGCTTTTAGTATATCTTTTGCATCGTTTAACACTTGTATTTGATTGTTATCAAATACTTCCGGTAGTTTGC